CTGGAGCAAGTGCAGGCGGAGCGTTACCGCAGATCATTGAGGGAGTTTACGAAAGCAGCTTGGCCGACGATTGAACCGGGCGTTGAGTTTCAAAACAACTGGCACGTCGATGCAATCAGCGATCACCTCCAAGCCGTTGTCGAAGGCGACATCAAACGTCTGATCATAAACGTGCCGCCACGCCACATGAAATCCATCAGCGTGGCCGTTGCGCTGCCAGCTTGGACTTGGACCCATCAGCCAGAAAAGAAGTTCCTGTACGCTTCTTATGCCTCCTCCCTGTCCATCAGAGACAGCACAAAGTGTCGCCGCCTGATCGACAGCCCGTGGTACAAGCGCCACTTCGGTGAAAAGTTTCAGCTCACTGGTGACCAAAACCAGAAGCAAAGGTTCGAGAACGACAGGACAGGATACCGCATAGCCACGTCTGTAGGCGGCGCTCTGACAGGTGACGGTGGTGACATCATCTGCATCGATGACCCACACAATGTGGTAGACAGCGACAGCTCTAAGGTGCGTGAAGGCGTTCTGGAGTGGTGGGACCAAGCCATGCAGACCCGGCTTAACGATCCCCGCACTGGCGCTTTCGTTATCATCATGCAGCGTGTGCATGAGCAAGACCTGACCGGGCATATCCTGTCCAACCAGCTAGGCGATGAGTGGAACCACCTCTGCCTGCCTGCCAGATACGAAATCGGCCACCCAACGCCAAGCAAGTCATGGCTGGGCTTTTCAGATCCGCGCACAAAAGAGGGTGAGCTGCTCTGGCCTGAACGCATCGATGACAGAACGCTAACAACTCTAGAGCGAAGCCTTGGATCTTATGCAGCCGCTGGCCAGCTACAGCAGCGCCCATCACCCAAAGGTGGCGGAATCCTAAAGGCAAGCTGGTGGGTTCCTTGGGAGAAGGAAGACCTGCCCGACATCGAATACGTTTTGCAATCATACGATACAGCCTTCGAGGCCAAGGAAAGCTCCAGCTTCAGCGCCCGTACAACTTGGGGCGTGTTTAGCCACAAGGGCGCAATGTGCGCTATTGTGCTTGAATGTTGGTACGATAAGGTCAGCTACCCTGACCTTCGCCGCATGGCGCAAGAGGCTTACGATGAATGGGAGCCAGATGCAGTGCTGATCGAGAAGAAGGCGTCAGGACAATCTTTGCTGCAAGACTTACGCATGGCAGGCGTACCAGTTTTGGCCTACAGTCCAGATCGTGACAAGGAGGCTCGCGCCCATGCCAGCTCCGCACTTTTGGAGGATGGAAGGATTTTCTTCCCTTCCAGCCGAAAATGGGCTAAAGATTTAATTGATATATGTGCTGCATTCCCAGCTCACCCAAATGATGACGTAGTGGACACATGCACCCAAGCGTGGTTAAGATTACGAAAAGGGTGGTTTGTTGGGCATAGCGAAGACCCAGAAGATGACGAACCTGTACAAAAACAAAGGATGACGCTCTATGGCTGACCCAAACATTATCCCGTTTGCCGAAGGCGCTCCAGCCGACGAACTCATGATCGAAGAGCTTGCCGATGGCGATGTGCTAATTGGAGATCCAGAGCTTGACATGATGGACGAAGTCGATGACGCACAATTCGACATCAACTTAGCCGAAGTAATCGACGAAAAAGAATTAGCCCGAAAAGCTCAAGAGCTGGTCAGCTACTACGAGAATGACCGCGCAGCCCGTGCCGAATGGGAAGAACGCTATAAGGATGGCCTGAAGACGCTAGATCCAGATGGCGGTCTGCCAGAAGGCGAAGACGCACGCGCAGCCCGTGGGCTGTCAGTCGTGGTGCATCCGCTAATCGCTGAAGCCGCCACACAGTTCAATGCCAAGGCAATTGCAGAGCTGTACCCGTCAGGTGGCCCGATTAAAACAATCATCATTGGTACGCCAGACGAAAAGCTAGAAGAGCAAGCTCGACGTACTAGAGAATACATGAACTACCAGATCACGCAGGAAATGCCTGAATACTTCCCTGATCTGGATCAGATGCTGTTCCACCTTCCGCTGATCGGCCACACGTTCAAAAAGGTATGGTGGGACGCCAACCTAGATCGCCAGTGCAGCCAGTTCGTTAAGGCTGAAGACTTTGTGGTGGCTCCAGAAAGCAAAGACCTCTACACGTCACCCCGCTACACCCACGTCATCCGTATGCCGAAGAATGACTTCAATCGCTACGTTAAGAACGGATACTACCTGCCGACTAAGTACGGTGGCGGCGATGGCCTAGATCCGTCAGGCGATGTGATCGGTGAGATCGAAGGCGTTGACCAGTCCGATGATAGCCAAGACAATGTGATGACACTGCTTGAGATGCACGTCTATGACCTGTTCGACGGCATTGATGGCGAGGAAATGGATGACGGTGATGTCGATGACAACGCAGTCGCCATCCCGTATGTGATCACCATCGACTATGAAAACCAGAACGTGGTGAGTATTCGCCGCAACTGGCAAGAAGACGACGAAATGAAAAAGCGCCGTGACTGGTTTGTGAGCTACAAGTTCCTGCCCGGTCTGGGTTTCTATGGCTTTGGACTTTACCACATGATCGGTGGCTTGGGTAAAGCGGCGACAGGATCGCTTCGCGCCCTTCTCGACAGTGCCGCATTCTCCAACATGCAGGGTGGATTTAAGCTGCGTGGCCGTGTCCAAGGCGGCGACATGCAGATCAGCCCCGGTGAATTTGTGGATCTCGACAGCACAGTCGATGACGTAAACAAGGCCATCATGCCTTTGCCGTTCAAAGAGCCGTCAGGATCGCTCTTTAATCTGCTTGGATTTATGGTGGATGCAGGTCAGCGTTTCGCCAGCACGGCAGATCTTAACATTGGTGACGCGAATCCAAACGCCCCAGTCGGCACGACTGTCGCCCTGATTGAACAGGGATCAAAAGCGTTTAGTGCAATCCACAAACGACTTCACTACGCGCAGGGCCAAGAGTTTAAACTCCTTGCGGGGCTGAACGCTGAAAACCTCCCTGATGAGTTCAGCTTTTCGCAGGCTGGAGCTGCGGAGATTATCTATCGCACCGACTTTGATGATCGGATTGACATTGTTCCAGTGTCTGATCCTAACATCTTCTCGACAGCCCAGCGCATCGCGCAGGCACAAGCTGTCTTGGAAATGGCGCGATCAGCTCCGCAGCTTCACGACCTATACCAAGCATACAAGCGGATGTATGAGGCGATCCGCATTCCAAATATCGATGAGATCCTGAAGAAGCCTGAAGAGGCGGTGCAGATGGACCCGATTGATGAGAACATGAGCGTTCTTTATGGCAAGCCAATACGCGCCTTTCCAGAGCAAGATCACGATGCTCACATCGCAGTTCACATGCAGTTCATGCAAGATCCATCGCTGGCTGGTAACCCCAGCGCAAAGCAAATGCAGCCCGTGTTGATTGCTCACATAGCAGAGCATATTGCGCTTCTGTACCGTCAGCGCATGGAGGCAAGCATCCAGATGGAAATGCCGCCAATGCCAAACTTCAGAGATCCAGACTTCAAGTTTGGTGAAGTAGATCCTCAGATGGATCTTTTGATCAGCCAGCGCGCGGCGCAAGTTGTTGCGGCAGCTCCTCAGATGAAGCAAATCGAGGCACTATCTGGTATGGCTGGCGGTCAGGGACAGCAGGGTAATCCACTGCAATATGCACAGGAACTGGCTAAACTGGAGACTGATGCGCTCAAGGCGCGTACACAGGCGCAGATACAAGCTGATCAGGCCAAGGCTAAATCCAACATTGAGATCAAGAAGGCTGAAGCCCGTCAGGACATGGAGATCGAAATGGCCAAGGCGCAAGCTGACATGCAGGCCAAGATTACTAAGCTGGAGGCAGATTTGCAGCTAGAACGTGAAAAGAACGCGGCGAAGATTCAGATGGAGATGATGAAAAATGTACCCCCCACAATATAATCTACCTCCACTGCGTCCTGATTTATTTGGGGCATTGCCCTCTGCGGCACAGGCTGGAGGTCCACCCCCACCCCCACAGGCAGGCGGTCCACAGGGTGGGCCACAGGGCGGTCAGCCAATGGATATGAATAAGTACCTGATTGACAAGGTGATGGAGATCAAGCGGCGCATGGGTGGGGGTGAATCCGGCGCGCTGGGCGCGATCACAGAGGCGATGATGCCACAACAGCCACAGCCGCAGCCACCAGTGCAACAACCACCAATGAGGGCGTGATGAATACTTTTATGGACCGCGTAAACGCGATTGTGCAGCAAAACCAAATGCCTCAGAATATGATGGCTGCACCTCAACCAGAGCCATTCTACCCAGATGCAGGTATGGGCGCATTGAGTAATATTGCTAACGGCGCGCCACGTCAAACTGAGATTATGGGCCAACCGCATATGCTGGCGTACATCAACCCACAGGAAGAGGCTTTAATACAGAGCCAACGCGGTGGAATGCCTGCGTTTGAGGGACCGGGCGGTGTGCCTGCGTATTATAGCTGGGATGATTTTAAAAGTGACATTGGTATAGGTAGCTCTACTCCTAGCGCGACAACTACCCCTAGTAACGATGATAAGCCGGGGTTCTTTGATACTATTTCAACTGGCTTGAGCAATATTGGAAATACAATAAGCACTGGCTTTAGTAATACGTTTGGAGATCAGGGTTACGTTGAGAAATTTGTTGATGAAAATATTTATGATTTTGATCAAGATAGCAACGGCACTCCAGTGACAATCACAAACAACAATAATGATACTACCCCCGCTGTTGATACTACCACTGCTGTTGCAGATCCCACACAAACTGAAGATTTTAGTGTATTGGATAAACTAATTCCAGACACTGGTGAAAATACTTTGGGGCAAAATATTATGAACCTCGCGAGTTTTCTTGGCGACAAAACTTATGTAGATGGCGTCGAGGTAGAAGACGAAAGAAGTTTATCAGAAAAACTTGCAAACCCTTTAACATTTTTTGATGGGGCATGGTATGACTCAACTGGTAAGTTGGTTGAGGTAGCGACTGGAGACGATTTAACTGGGGGCGGCACGGCTGAAGGTGTGTTTGGACCCGATTACGTCTACGGCGTGTCTGATGACTTTAGCAACAATGTTGCAGACACTACTGGCATGACAGATGACGAAATATTGGTAGAAGACGCAAGGATGCAAATGCTTGAGGATATTCCGCCTAGTATGACTTCATATTTTGCCTCGTTCTTGCCGGGTATGGTGATTCCTTATTTTGGCGGTATGCTTGGCGAAGAAATGTTGATGTCTGGGATTGACGACCGTAGAGCGATTTTTGATCAACAGATAGCTGCATTAGAAGGTGGGGCCACGCCAATATTTAATGAAGCTGGTGAGTATACTGGCTATGAGGGTGAGGCTGGTACGATTGATTACACGATGGATGCTGCTGATACCACTGCCACTGATACTGATACTGGCGCAGAAACAGTCATCAACACCAGCACTGACGCAGAAACAGTCACTAACGATCCAGTTGTTAACAGAATATACAATCGGTTCTTCATAAGCGGAAGTGCTGCTGGCTTGCCAGCCTATATGGCGAGATGGGTTAACGGAATAGATTTCAATGAGACGTTGGAAAAAGTTATAATAGACGGTAAGGTAATGTATAGAAATGCTGAAGGTGCGCTTCTGTCTGAAGAAGATCTTAGCAATGCACTGAAGTATGATGCTACAGAAGAAGATATAACATAGGAGGCTATAATGGCTGATATAACACAAAACCCAGACTACCAATTGGTCATGAAGTTCCTGCAAAACATTCGCCCCGGCGATATGGATCAAGAATCCTCAGAGCAATTGATGATGATTGGCCAACGTATTCAAGCTGGTGGCGCACTTACTGACCGTGAACGCGAGATGTTCGAGGCGGTTGTTGGCGCTACGGACAGGTTCCCAGTTGAGCAAATGGATTCTTTCCCGCAGGGTACAAATCCAGATATTATGAAAGATCCTAGTATGGGCGCAGTGTCTGAAGGCGAGATGAGATTGGCAATGGACACAGCAATGCCAACAAATCTTACTCCAGAACAAATGGATCAGTTTATGGCGGCAAAGAATGCGGCTCAAGAAGCAGAGCGACGTGGAATTGATATGCAAGGTGAAAGAGCTGGGGCAAGAATGATGCCTGACACTCCAAGACCTCAAATGGCTCCAGACGCTGGAAGGGTAATGAGCGTGGATGATGCAATCGCCGCAGGTTTTGTTACCCCAACGCGGCCAAAGGCACGTCCAACCGCACCAATGCAATCCCTACGCCCAGTGATGCGTCCAACCCGATAGGAGGCCGATATGGCTGAAGTTAATGTAGAAAACATGGAAGACAACGCTACTTTGTTTATGAGCAAAATGGGGTTTTCTCACACTGAAGCTGGACTTGATATGACCGACGATCAGTTGGTCAACTTCCTGCTTTTATGCCACCAGACAATGATGGGCATTGATGACGAAGAAATGTATGAAGATGAAGAAGAGATGTATGACGATGAAGAAATGATGGATATGCCACACGGCAAGGATGTCAAAGTCAAAGTCATGAAGCTCGACGGCAGCAATGTTCAAGAAATGATGAACAAACTTCTGGGAGGCTGATATGCCTGTTCGCAAAGTCAAGGGCGGCTATCGTTGGGGCAGCAAAGGCAAGGTCTACAAGACCAAAGCTGAAGCTGAAAAGCAGGGTCGTGCGATCAGGGCTGCTGGGTATAAGGGCAAGAAGTAATGGCTGGAATTTTACAATCATTAACCGCTGGAGCGAAAGCAGGTAAAAAGTTAAAATCTGTTGTTGATGATATTGAGGTGGATGCTCTTGGCAATCCAATTGGGAGCTTGGCAACTATTGGCGATAACCTTCCTCCTCCAAGCATGAGAATAGATCCACTTGAAAGCGTAGATTATCCCGCTGGGTACTTTCCTGAATACCGTGGCGCAGCTCCAAATCGCACTGAGCCATATCCGCGTTATGAGCCAAAGAAAACAACTGATCGGATGCAGCGCCTAGATTTAGCAATTGCTGATGAAGATAACCCGATAAACGATATTTTTGATAAATATATAGAAAAAGGCAAAGCCTTGGCTGGCCCTGATTGGTACAACACTGAAGAGCTGCGCGACTGGATGGTTGGAGTCTTGGGTGAGGTTGAAGGCGACAATCAATGGCGTGAGTATATGGAGCTGATCGGCACGACATCTACTGGATCTAAAGTTCCTCAGAACATTCGTTTTGCTAGTTTGTATCGTGCTATTGCTCCAGAAGATCGCATAAGAGTGGCCCAGATGGTTAAGGATGAAGGCGTCACACCACTTGCTGCCGCAAAAAAACTGGGCGTTGAGCCAGCGAATATCCCAGACGATTTTAATTATGGACACGTCAAGCAGCGCAACCAAGCTGGCAATGTTGTAAACCGTGAAATGGGACGATGGGAGCGTGAGGTTCCTGAAGGTTTGACTGGGGCAGAACTTACCAAGTGGCTACAAGCAAACCCAAAAGTTAAAGGATTTGGTAACGATCTTTTAGGCGATGACACAAACATTGCGGCTGATATGCACTTCATGCGGATGTTGGCTATGGCTGACGGCGGTGGTGACTTCTTGAGCGCCCAAGCCAAGCTCAGTGGGGACAACGCAAAGATTGCTTCCGAAGTCATTGGCCCCAGAAAAATTAAAAAATACACCTCCACGCGCATGGTTAATGGCAAGGAAGTCTCAGAAATCAATCTTTTCAAGGCGTGGAAGGACGGCCACATCAAGGATACCTCTCCATTCCAAGAGATGCCAACTGCTTGGTCGGACACACCAAAGCCAAACGAATATGCGGCTTATGAAAACATGGCTAACCGTGTGTCCTCTAAATACGACATGACCCCCGCACAGTTTCAAGCGAGCCTGTGGATGGGCGCTGGAGATATTACTGGTCTGGCTGACGAAAGCCAAGGTACGTTCATGCAGCTATTCAGACGCAGTTTGGATAAGCGAGCTGGCGAGCGTAGTTTATCTCGCAGACAAATGTTAAATGATTTCATTAAAAACAAAGCTGTGCTTTCTGTTCCTTTTGGCGGTGTAGGTTATGGCGCACTAAATACAATCCCCGAAGAGGATGGAACATAATGCCAGCAAAAAAGCCCAAACGTGACGCATGTTATAAAAAAGTGAAGGCGCGCTACACACGCAATGGTGGAACGTGGCCGTCAGCTTATGGGTCTGGGGCTTTGGTAAAGTGCCGAAAAGTAGGCGCAAAGAACTGGGGTAAGAAAAGTGCCAAAAAAAAGTAGCAGCGGCAACAGCCTGAAAGATTGGTTTGGTCAGAACAAAGGCAAGGGCTGGGTTGACTGCAAGACAGGCAAGCCTTGTGGCCGTAAATCTAGAACTGCTAAAAGTAAGAGAGGTTATCCTGCGTGTCGGCCAACTATGGCACAATGTAAAAGCAAAGCGGCCAAGTCTGCGGCCAAGAGCAAGACATCAGCCAAGCGCGTAAACTGGAAAAAACCAAAGAAAAGGAAAGCATAATGGCTAAAGGCGTTAAGCATTACTTCAAGAACGGCAAAGAGCATAAGGGCGCTACCCACAAGGACGCCAAGGGCAAGGTCATGTCTGGGGCAAAGCACACTGCTTCCAGCAAGTTTCTTGTCCACATGAAAGATCTTTCGGATACTGCAAAAAAAGTAGCTAGGAAATCGGCATGACAAAACTAAGCCCAGCACAAAAGAAAATTGCCTCTAAAGCAAAGCCCAAGGACAAGATTACTGGCGCTGACTTTAAAAAGATGAAGAAAAAGAAGAAAAAGTAATGGCTGAACTGTATGACCCAAGATACGGCGCACTGGCTGAAATACAAGGCAAGTACCCAATGTTCAGTGACATCGTAGTCGCTGACAAGCGCGACATGGGCATACAGAATGGCCGCAAGTTAGAATTTACTGAAGCCTACGACGATAGAGTTGACAGCCCATTAATTGAAATCTTTGATCCCAACCTGCAAGGCGATGAGCTAGAGCAAGCAATCATTGGCGAATATCTGCACGAAGCGCCTCGACGCAGCCCAGAATATGCCAGCATGAGATCTAGGCTTAATGACATCAAGACGCCAGAGCAATTGCAGGACGATGTTGCGCGCTACAATTATGCCGTTGAGAATTATGGCGAGAGACGCCCCTATGATAAGTGGATGGAAGTGTCGGGACTCGATGCGTTTATTCGTGGATACGCTGTAGGTCAGTGGCCTGAAAACTACTATACTGATCTGCAAAAACAAGTTATTGATTCTATGATGCAGCAAATCAAGGGCATAGAATAATGGCTGGATTTGGCGCGTTAGATAATCTTTTATCTCTTGGCCGCGAGCTGTTCGGCTCTGCTGCTAGAGGCAACCCCAAGATATCTGAGCTTGCGGAACTATCTGGCGTGGCAATGGATAAACTTAAAGACGCATCTCCAGAAGATTTGGCGGTTGTTCTGGATAGAGCTGCACGTCAGAGATTGATAGACCCGCGAAGTGCCAATAGCATCAAGATACAGATAATTAAGGATGCGCAGGAGGCTGTGCCTGCAATGCCAAGTATTAAAAAAGAAACTCGCGGATCACCTGAAAATCCTTATGAGATTTTAACATATTTAGACGAAACATCTGGTGAGCCTCTTGGAGAAATGTATTTAAGAAAATTAAGAGATGGATCGAACGAAGTGGCAAGCGTTACAGTTAACCCAGAAACAAGGCGTCAGGGTGTGGCAACTGCTTTATATAACGCTGCTGGAATTTCCGCACCAAGTGACAACATAACTCTTGATGCATTTAATTTCTGGAAAAACCGCGACCCAAATTCTTTGCCTGACAGCCTGTACAATTATTATGATGATTTGATTGGCTTGGAAATACCAGATATGGGTTTAATTACTGATGTTCGTAATAACTTTGCTTCGGTAAAAAAAGGTGGAATTTCTGTCCCATTGTATAAAAATCAATTGCAAGACATGGGGCTAATTCCCAAGGAGCCTAAATAATGGCAACGTACAAAGGCAAAACCGTAAAGCTGAACAATCCCCGCCGTATTTCCAAGGGCGAGACATCTTATGGCAAAAAGAAGTCTGTGGTTTATGTAAAAGACGGCGACAAGGTAAAGCGCGTGACCTTTGGCGATCCGAATATGACTATCAAGAAAACCCAGAAAGGCCGCAGATCAAACTTCAGATCGCGCCATAATTGTGATAATCCCGGTCCTAAGACAAAAGCTAGGTACTGGTCATGTAAGGCGTGGTGATATGGTTGATAAAATATTCCCAGAAGGTGCATTCAATGAAGATGGAAGCCCGAACATTCCATCACAGGCGTATGCTGACTATGTTCAGGATTATTTAGATGAGCAAGAACTTAAAAAAGAATTTCGTCTTTTTGAAGAAACAATGGCGACACAAAGTTCTTTAGGCCAAAGTGTAAACCCGCCGGGTTTTGGAACTACTGACATAATTACACCCCGCGCAGATCCCGTTGGATATGTCCCCCAAGTGAGGCCAGAAGAACAATCTTACTTTCAGAACCCAGCTAAATACAATCAAAAACCATTCGACAATGCTGGCTTTGATGCGGCAGGCGAATATTTAAGCACTGCTGGTCAGATGTTTAAAAATGCAGCCACGGGCCAAGGCGTGGCCCAGATGATGCCAGAGATGGCCTTTTATCCCGGTGGGCCAACGGGCGCTCAATATGTCTATGGTGGGGCAGCGGATGTTGGCCTTGGCTTGTTTAGCACTATTGCTGCTGTCTTTGGGGGTACGGCTGGATTTGTGGCGGAGCAAGTGCCGTTTCAAAATGAAAACTCAGAGGATCGACTTAGCCGGGAATTGATGGCAGTTGCCGAATGGGGAGACACATTTTTAACCCCATATGCTGGCCTATTTAGCAAGATAGCCGCATTTTCAAAGGGTACTCGCGCACTAGCGCCCTATGAGGCTGGGCGCGGTGTAAATATCGTGCGCGGTGGCCCGAAAGCCGCAGGGAACATTGGGCCATCAGGCAAGCCGCTAACCGCCGTGCTGCCAGATGGCCGAAGAATTGAAAGCCGTGAAATTGGAAATATAGCGAGGGCTGAACAGAAATACTTGGAAGGCAGGGGACTTCCAATCGAAAGCGAATTTGATGTGTCGGGATACCCAGAGCTTAACGAGACAAGAGCAAAACTTATTGCCGCTGCCTATGAACAAATGAAAAACGATCCAACTAACCCGGCTGTCCGTAGGTCATATGAGGCAATGGTTGAGGAAACTATGGATCAATTGCGGGGCTTGGAAAAAAGTGGCATTGACTTTAGATTTGCGACTCCTGACCGACCATATCCATACGAAGATTCTCCAGCCGAAGGCTATGATGATATATTGCGAAACAGACGGGTCTATGTGTGTCCCACTGAAGAAGGCTAGGGGACGGGCGCATTGTTTGATACGTCAGGAAACCCATTGTTGCGGCCCGTGGGTAGAGTGGGAGACAAGGATGACGCAGTAGCAAATGACGCCTTCCGCGTTGTCCACGATGCCTATGGCCACTATGGGCCGGGAAACCCTCAATTTAGATCAAAGGGCGAGGAGAGGGCTTGGCTACGTCACAGCCGTATGTATTCTCCAGATGCGCTGGGCGCTATGACATCAGAAACCAGAGGGCAAAATAGCTGGGTAAACGCTGGCCCATACGGCCAACAGAATAGAGGCGCAAGTGGAGCTAAGACGGTGTATGCCGACCAAAAGGCTGGATTAATGCCAGACTGGACATATGACCCAGAAGGTTTGCCTGATGGCGCAGAATTGCGTAGACTAATTCAAGTTATTAGAGACTGGAAGTTTGGAAGCGAGTAATGGCTTTATATAATGAAAAATATGGCACTCTGCCTGCCGACGATCTTCCAGAGGGCAGCTACCAAGTTGCTGGGCCGCTAATATTTTTGGAAAACCTTGCCAAGAAACTTCCTGAATACAAACCAAAATTAGATGAAATTATCAAAGCGGAGGAACAAGGTTTTGATATTTGGAAAGATTTTAGATCTTTTAGAGAACCAATATCAGATAATTTAACATATGACACAGGCACAGCTTACACGGGCGTCGAGCTTCCATCTTATAGGAACGTGGATGAAATACTCCAAGACTCTAGCGGCATGACATTGCAAGATTATTTAGGTTCCACTGAAGCTGGTAAATTGTTAGGTCAGGAAGGTCTTGGCGTAAATGTCGGTCGTGTCGCAGATGATGATCTTGTAGCTGGGGTTACCATTAGGCAAAATCCAAACGAAAAAGCAGCACTGTATATTGGCCCTAATAAAAACAATGCAGGGCGGTGGACAGATCAAGAGTTGATTGACCATGAGGTTGGCCACGTTATGCAAGAAAAATTTGGTATGCCAATAGGAACTAATTCTTCCATTGCGCTAGAATGGTTAAAGTATTTGAAATCTCAGGGACGCATTAGCGATGAGGTTTTTTTAAATGCCACAAGAAAAAGAAACCCGGCTGAGAGTTTGACAGGCGACTGGGATTACAATGAGGGTTACCGTACAAGCATGGGGGAGGCTCTTGCCAGAGCGGGAGCAAATGTGACGCAAAAAGGTGGTGACAGACCTACGCTGCAAGACTTCGCGGAGGACGGTTTTCCCATTGCCAGAGAAAACCTATGGGAGTTTTTCCCAGAAGATGTTAAGAAGGCAAAAGACTGGAGAACAACTGGCGGCTGGAAATGGGAGTTTAAGCCATGATGGATACAATGTTTAGAGTGCCTGAGCGGTATCAGATAGCCCAAATGTATTTTACGCCATTCGAGCAGTGCTTGTTTGTTAGCTGGCTATCAAGAGAACATAAAAAAGAAAAAGCAGCGCAGGAGGCGGCTCAAAATGGCCAGAGCGGCAGTTAAGCGCGTAGCGCAGGCAGAAATTAGGGCGGCCAAGAGCTTCCTAGAGCGGCGTGGCTTGGATAGCGATGACGTATCGCCACGCAAGTTTGCTATGGCGGCTAAAGAGCTGGACAAGGGCTTTGCCGATACGCTCAAGATACTAGCCCGTGAATTATCAGCGGGGGATGTATAAATGAACCGCGCAAGTTTTGGAAAATTAATGTCGAAAGGAGGACAGAAAATGAATTACGGAAAAAAGAAGCCTATTAAAAAGATTAAAAAGCCTATAAAGAAAAAAGGGTACTAAGAAAGGATACTAAATGTCAGATGAAAAAAAGGATGTGACTGTTCACGTCACTGGCGTATCCATGTCAGGAGGTGTCAAAAATGACAGTAAGCGATCTGCTGCAACAGATCAGAATAAATCTGGACAAACAAAGGATGGAGATAGCTGAGAGTATGGTCGATGGTCGAATGTCCGACTTTAGCTCATACCAAAAAAACGTAGGGATTTCAGAGGGCTTAATGCAAGCATCTGAAATTATCCGCGAGACGATTAAAAATATAAATGAAGAGGATGTATGACGTGTCTCATCAACATGATAAAATCTATACCGATGATCAAACCGAAGCTACAATCGGATCTGATCTACTCCCAATTCCACTGAATTGGAAGGTTTTAGTCCAACCTAATCAGGTAAAGGCAAAAACATCAGGCGGCATACTTCTGCCAGAATCATCCAAAGACAACGAAGAATACCTAACAGCTCACGGCGTAGTTTGCGCCAAGGGCGACTTGGCATATCGGGATCGTGACACTGGCAAATGTTGGCGCTCAGAAA